GATGCGATTGCTTGTCTTGCGAAAGTTGAAGAAGCTGAAGAAGCTAGGAATTATGTCGAGGAGTGTATGCGTTGGACACCCGACTGGGCTGAAGGCTTACCAGTAAATTGTGAATCCGGTTTCGGAGAATCTTATGGAGATTGTTAATGATTACATGGTCGTACTCTAGCATCAAACTATTTGGGCAGTGCCCAAAGAAATATTATCACCTAAAGGTATTAAAGGATGTTGTTGAACCCCCTACACAGGCTACGGATTATGGACAGCAATTCCATGAAGCGGCTGAGTTCTATATCAAAAATGGTACTCCATTACCGGAACCATTCAAATTCGCAAAGAATGCCTTGGATGGACTCAAATCCATGCCGGGTGAGAAGTTGTGCGAATTCGAGATGGCATTGACCGAAGGGCTAGAACCGTGCGATTTTAACGATCCCAAACGGTGGTGGCGTGGGATAGCTGATTTGGTTATCCTAAATGGCGAAGAAGCGAGGATTTTAGACTACAAAACAGGTCGATCTGCTAAGTATGCGGACACAGGTCAGTTAGAATTGATGGCACTAGCCGTGTTTAAGCACTTCCCCCAAATCAAAAGGGTTAGGGCTGGGTTGTTGTTTGTGATTGCTAACGCTTTCATAAAAGATAGCTACGACTCTAGCAATCAGGACAAGATGTGGCTCAAGTGGATGAAGGAGATTAGCCGTCTCAAATTTGCCCATGAGAGTAATGTATGGAATCCTAGACCGAGTGGCTTGTGCAAGAAACATTGTCTTGTGTTAGATTGTTCACATAATGGAAGGAACTGATATGCCATACGTTAATACACCACGCCCTTATAAGAAGGAATACCAAGAGCAAAAAGCAAGAGGTGAAGAAGAAAGACGCATGGAGCGTCAACGTGCAAGACGTGCGATAGATAAAAAGTACCCCGACAAAAATAAGAATGGCGAGGCAGACATCAGAGAAGGTAAAGATGTAGCTCACGTCAAAGCCTTAGACAAAGGCGGTTCTAATAAGAACGGTGTATTCATCGAATCCGCAAGTGGTAACAGATCATTTAAGCGAGATTCAAAAAGTAACTTAGTTTCAGAGACCACAAAAAAAGAAAAAGGCGAAAAGAAACTAAGCAAAGTAATCAAGCTCAAATAAGAAAAGAGCAACAGGAGAAATAATTGCAAGTTATAGACAATAAGCTATTGCTTTTGAATTTAAAGAACCCGGGTAAAGTAACGACAGTAATTCCAAAGAGTAAAGTAATTCGTACACACGACACACATTCAGAGGTTGCCGTTAACTGGGGCTTAGATGAAGCACAGGTTTTAAAGAACCTACAAATAAAAAACATCCCATCACCTATCATGGGGCAGTACAACTGGCCTGGGTTGTATAAACCGTTTGATCACCAAAAAACAACGGCATCATTCCTTACCCTAAATCCAAGAGCATTTTGTTTGAACGAACAAGGCACAGGCAAAACCGGATCGGTTATATGGGCTGCCGACTACTTGATGAAGGTAGGACGTATTAAGAGAGTATTGGTTATCTGCCCTTTGTCTATCATGGACTCGGCATGGAGGGCTGACTTATTTAAGTTTGCTATGCACAGGACGGTTGACATTGCTTACGGTAACCGAGCCAAGAGAAAAGAAATTATCAATGGCGGTTCTGAATTTGTCATCATTAACTATGACGGTGTTGAGATCGTTGCAGAAGATATTATTAACGGAGGCTTTGACCTAATCGTGATTGATGAGGCTAATGCCTATAAGAACGCCATGACGACTCGGTGGAAAACACTTAATCGACTTTTGAAACCAGACACTTGGCTTTGGATGATGACTGGAACACCTGCCGCCCAAAGTCCGGTCGATGCGTATGGTTTGGCTAAACTTGTTAACCCAAAGAATGTTCCCAAATTCTATACCGCTTTTAAAGACATGGTAATGCACAAGGTAACGCAGTTTAAATGGGTTCCAAAAGCTAACGCCGACAAGGTTGTGTTTGAGGCGTTGCAACCGGCTATCCGGTTTACCAAGGCAGAATGTTTAGATTTACCTGAGATGACTTACGTCACAAGGGAGATTGAACTTAGCACGCAACAAAAGAAATACTACGAAATGCTCCGTAAACAACTTGTGGTGCAAGCATCAGGCGAACAAATTACGGCGGTCAACGCCGCTGTTGGGTTAAGTAAACTCCTGCAAATATCTTGTGGCGCAGTCTATTCCGATACAGGAGAAACCCTAACCTTTGATATCAAGAATCGGTATAAAGTACTGCAAGAGGTAATCGACGAGACCAAGCAAAAGGTTCTTATCTTTGTGCCGTTTAAGAATACGATCAAGGTACTATCCGAAAAGCTCCATGCGGACGGTTATACCACGGACATCATTAGTGGTGACGTATCAGCAGGTAAACGAGCAGAGATATTCCATAGTTTTCAGACTACCCCTAACCCAAGAATCCTAATCATCCAACCTCAAGCGGCGGCTCATGGTGTAACCCTAACTGCGGCTGATACCGTTGTGTGGTGGGGGCCAACTCCGTCCCTTGAGATATATGCACAGGCTAACGCTCGGGTGCATAGAGCCGGACAACGCCATCCGGTTACGATTGTGAGGCTTCAAGGGTCTAATGCTGAAAGACATCTTTACAAACTATTAGATAATAGAATAGACGAAAACACAAAATTAGTTGAACTTTACAAAAATCTACTTGAATAATGTAAAATTTGCTATATAATACTAGTACGGTAGTGAGAACAAAACAAGACCATTACCTTTTTTTCAACAGGAGAACATAATGACAGAAAGCGTTTCATTGGAGAAGCTGACTCAAGTTTATATTAAGATGCGAGATAAGAAAGCTGAACTTGCAAAAGAACTTGAGGAACAAATAGGTAGCATTGATGAGAAGATGAAGACCGTTAAGACGGCTATCTTAGATCAAATGAAAGACCTAGGCGTTGAGAGTATACGAACAGATTCCGGCACGGTGTACAGGACTACCAAGACTTTATACACCACATCGGATTGGGAATCTATGCACAAGTTTGTTCTTGAGCATGGTGTACCTGAACTATTGGAGAAACGTTTGCAACAAACCAATACTAAGGTATTTTTAGAAGAGCATCCGGACTTACTACCGCCCGGACTTAATGCTACAACAGAGTATTCCGTAACCATAAGGAGAAAATAATGGACGAAAAATTTGTCCCGATAGAAGATATTGCGGAGCATTTCGCTGTATCTGTATCGACCGTCCGTGCATGGATTCGGCAAGACTTAATTCCGGCTTTGAAGATTGGCGGTGTATACCGTTTTAAGATTTCAGATGTGGAGAGGACTTTGCGTGAACTCAATGGCGGTGATTTGCCAGTAGAAGAAAAGGATGGGAGCATTAGAGTGAAGGTTGATCCTCACCAACTTGCCCTAGATTTTAGCCCCGAAGATGATGTTTAACAGGAGAAAACAATGAGCGAACTATCAATATTTAAAGGTGGACTGCCAGCCTATTTAAAAAATGCAGTTGACGATACCACTAATGCGTTAGCCGGTGGTGAACTTGGAGCACGTCGTATCTCTATCAAGGGTGGTGTATTCCGTGAGTTTATCGGTGGTAAAGAGTACCGTGTGTCTGAAGAACGTGCCATGAATGTGGTCGTCATCAAAGCCGCACCGAAAGTTTCTCGTAAGTTTTATGCAGGATCTTATGTGGAAGGTGAAGTTGTTGCGCCCGCTTGCTGGTCAACCGATGGTATGCGCCCCGATGAAGGTGTGAAAGAAAAGCAGGCTTCTACCTGCATGAGCTGTCCACAAAACATTAAGGGTTCAGGACAAGGCGATAGCCGTGCTTGCCGTTACGAGCAACGCCTTGCCGTTATTATTGATGGTGAGATTGACAAAGAAGAAGTTTATCAGTTGGTATTACCGCCTACTTCTGTGTTTGGTGATGGTGAGAAAAAGAAACTCCCACTACAAGCATACGCACGTCACTTAAAAAGCAATGGCTTGCCCATTACCGGTGTAGTTACTGAGATGCGTTTTGATACTGCAAGTCCTACACCTAAGTTAGTGTTTAGTCCTATCCGTGGTGTGACCGAGGAGGAGTACGAAGTTATTCAACGCCTAGGCAATTCCCAAGAAGCAACCTCTGCTATTACTATGACAGTAGCGCAGACCGATGGTGTGAAGAACAAACCCAAAGTATTTACATCTCTTGACAAGCCTAAAGCTGTTGAAAAAGTAGAAGCCGAAGAAGTAGAAGAACCTAAGAAAGCAGTAACGAAAAAAGCTACTGCAACTGCTGAACCAAACCTAGCCGATTTAGTTGGTGAGTGGGACGACGTTTAAGTTAGTTCAGGGGGGTAACTCCCCCTATTCTTAGGGTTTTTATGAATACGGATTTCCTACAACAAGTCCTCGGGGACGGGGGATACTATTGTATTGTTGGTCTGAAAAAAGATTCGGACAAGCCTGTACAAAAGTTCTTCGAAAAGTTAGAAGATGCGGTAGCCGTAGCACACAACCTTAAAGACAATGGCTATGATGCGTATTACGCATTGGCTACGTTTAATGATGGCAAGTCTAGAAAAACAGCAAATGTCAAACAACTTAAGTCGTTGTTCATTGACCTTGATTGCGGCCCTGGCAAACCATACGAAACACAAGCCGAAGCTATACAGTCTTTAAAACAGTTTTGTAAAGCTACAAGATTACCCAAGCCATCCCTTGTTAATTCGGGTGGTGGCATACACGCATACTGGGCGTTGACCGAAGCTATATCAAAAGATGAGTGGCTACCCTTGGCTGAGAAGCTAAAGAGCCTATGTGACGACAATGACCTCCATGCCGATCCAGTTGTAACCGCAGATTCGGTGCGGATTCTCCGCGTGCCGGATACGCTGAATTACAAGAATGATACGCCAAGACCTGTAACTTTACTGGGTTCGGCAGCGCCGCCCATTGAGTTAACCACAGTAAAAGATCTTATAGGAGAAGTAGTCCTATCTCGCAAGCCATATATCCCACGAGGAGAAATGGATGAGGTAACTAAAGCTATCCTAGGTAATTACACCAATAGATTTAAGACCATACTGATCAAAACTGTTAAGGGCGAAGGTTGTCAACAGTTAGCGCACATCATTAAGAATCAAGCCACAATGTCTGAGCCGATGTGGAGAGCCGGACTGTCTGTAGCTAAGTTCTGTATTGATGCAGATAAAGCCATTGAGAAAATATCTAGTGGGCATCCTGATTATTCGCCTGAGATGGCGGATAGAAAAGTTAGAGGTATCAAGGGTGGGCCTTATACCTGTGCAAAGTTTGAAGAATTTAACCCCGGTGGTTGCGAAGGTTGTCATAACAGAGGGATCATCAAGTCCCCAATCGTGTTAGGTCGAGAAGTACAAGAAGCAAACGAAGAAGATAACATTGTCGAAGATATCCCTGCCGATGCGCCCCAAGGTCATACGCAGACTTACATAATTCCTAAGTACCCTGAACCGTACTTTAGAGGTAAGAATGGCGGTATCTTTAAACGAGTGATAAAAGAAGATGATGAGATAGATGTATTGATTTACCATAATGATTTATACGTTACAAGGAGATTAGTTGATTCGGACGTTGGAGAAGCGGTAGTCGTTCGACTACATTTGCCCCGAGATGGGGTTAGAGAATTTACAGTGCCTCTGTCAGCCGTGACATCAAAAGAGGAGATTAGAAAACATATGGCAATGCACGGAGTTGCCGTAATGAAGATGGACGAAATAATGTCATATATAACTACATGGGTTAATCATATGCAACACGATGCGGCGGCAGATGTTGCAAGAAGACAGTTCGGATGGACGGACAAGAAGCATGAGGCGTTTGTTGTTGGAGACAAAGAGATCAGGGCAGATAGAGTAGACCATAACCCACCATCAAGTGCTACGGCACAACTGTT